CTACAATTCACCATGAGGCCCTGTTGTTCGAACAAGCTGTTTACCACGCTATGGGGATGCGCAACCGAGCGTGTCGGTATGTCCTCAAAGCCCAATTGCGTTCCCATGCTCGAGTGTATGTCAAAAGGAAGTGCATTGCCAAATACACGAGCACAGGTCGACGCAATTCTGGCGACCCCAACACCATTATTGGCAACTCCATTATCAACCTCGCCATCTGCGAGGATTTTTTCCAAACACAGGGCATTGATTTTCGTGTTGCTGTTTGTGGTGACGACAGGGTCGTTGCCACTAAACACCCATTGACACAAACACAACTCGATGCATTGATCCAGCACCACCTGTTATTGGGCTTCAAACTCAAAGTTTTTCAACGCCGCCATTTTTCACAAGTCCATTTCTTAGGGTGCCGTCCTCTCACTGTGTTTGATGAAAGGAGACAAATTGAACGCATTCTATTTGTCCCTGAGTTCAACCGAGTTGTTGGGAAATTCGCGTGGTCTTTGGAACCACGCGCTGACACCAATGGGTGGGCGCGTGATGTTGCCATCGGTGCCTATCGCCTGTTCACAGCCATCCCCGTTCTTCGCTCGTTTTTAACTGTTACTTTGCGTTTGACCAGCAGTCCATCCAAAAACAAACATTATGAAAAGTACAGTTATGACATTTTGAGCCATGGCATGACATTTATGCCCAAAATTTGCGCCAAGACTGTTGAAGACGTTTGCACCTCGTATCAATGCCACCCACAAACACTCGAACTGTGCGAGCGACAATTGCAGACTGTTGAAAGTCTGCCCGCGGTTGTAATGGGGCCATGGTGGGCCCCATTCACAAACGAGGAAAATCTTCAACGGGGACCAGGGGCCCCAATCACCATCTTTTCCCCTGGCGTTGGGTGCGACAAACCCAATGATTGTTGTGTATTTTCAACTGTCCATCCCTGCCGTGTTTCCTTCACACGGTAAACAACACTCACGGACATTCTCAAAACAACAAGGACTGATGAGTCACATTGTTAACCATTTGGTTTTTCGTGACGAAATACACAACAACACGCCGTGTTGTCCCGAGAATTTCCATCATCTCGGATCAGAAAAGCACTGGCAAATGTCCACAAAAGTAACTGTAACGCGTCCACCAACTCCGCGTCGAAATCGACGACGCGCTTCGAAGACGAGACGCCCACGCAAGCCGAGGAAGAAGAATACTTCGTCCCGGGCAGCGAAAACATCTACCCCCCGTCCTACCAACAAGATCGCATCGATTATCAACGCGTCCAAAACGGTTGCATCCGGTGTTCCGCAGACAGGAAAGTTTGGTACCTTAATTCGTTCCCTGATTCTGCCAAGCTTGTTTTTCCCACCAAGACTCGGAATTGAATTTGGAAGCCGACCCACTGCGGTTGCCGCCCCTCATTATTTCATCGACGTTGATTGGACACGTGGATCTGGCGAAGCGTACCCCCTTATGCCAAATGGGGAGATGTTTATCGCCTTGTCTTCTGACCCCATACACTCATTGGTGTATTGGAATCCAAATCCAGGATCAGCAACCACGCAATACAATGCTGTTTGGCTTAGTGACACTGGGGTGTCATCCGCCGACTTTGTTTTTCAAGCTGGGCTTGAACAACAAGACATGTTCCCATTGTACTGGCGTGATCTTTATGTTGGCCAACCTGCATTTTATCATCCACACGGAGATCTTCTTTTCACCACGCGCCTTGATGAGAGGAATTGTTTGTTCCTCACAGGCTCTGCAGTCACTTTCAGTTTCGTCACCTTCACATTATTAACAACCCCATTGAACTTGCACGTCAATTTCTCACTCTGGCGTTATGAAGGCACTTGGAGACTCATCACTTCTGTTGCCGCAAGTGCCGCTTTTTCATTCGTTATTGACACCACTGGCTATTACTCTGTCACCGCCAATGTTCAAGCTGGGGATCTCATGCAAACCATCACGGTGTCCTCACTCACTCTGAATGGGAACTCTTCTTGGTTTGCTTGCAAATCCCTACCGTATCTTGAAGAAATGTATGACACTGTTGAAGCAGCTCGTGTCAATGCTTGTTCATTAATGTTAACGCCATCTTCCTCTGTTTTAAACAAAGCAGGGCAAGTTATTGGCATGCAACTACCACTTGGCGAAACGTTCCAAAGCGTGCTCACAGGAGCATCTCCGTTCACTGAAATCTCACGAAAATCAATGACCTCCAACGTTCGGCCATTCGAAAGGGGCCTTTTCGGTTTTCACAAACCATATGGCATCAATGAAGTCAACTTGCG